CCGTGCGGAACGGGTTCGCGAACCGCCCCATCGGGTTGAAGCTGCTCACGTCAGGGTGGAGCTGTCGTTGGTGACTGCGAGCGTGGCCAGCGCGTCGAGGGTGGAGTCGTCGACGAGCTCGCCCTCGATGAGGTAGACGCCCTCGCCCGACCGCTCGTCCGGCTCGACGTTCGTGATGCCGATCCGATGGTCGAGGGTCGTCGCGCTGTTGCCCTGGCCATCGACTGCGATGCGCCAGCGGCGCTCGGATCCGATGCCGCCGGCGGTCAGGTAGATATCGTGGAAGTCGCTCTTCGCCGTCGCGCCGACCTTGACCTTCGCCGTGACGGTCGCGGTCGTCATCTCGGTGAAGCCGAAGCCCGCGGCCAGGTCGGTCGTCCCGCCGTAAGGCAGAAGGACCAGGTGCCGCTGGCTCGTGACGCTGTAGGCGATGAGCGACGTGCTCAGCTCCGCCAGCGAGGCGAAGGCGGTGGCGGTCGTGCCCTCCGCCAAGGTCGAGTAGAGGCCCTGCATCGATTCCATGACCGCCGCGAGGGGCGACAGGGCCGCGGTCAGGGCGGTCGACGTCCGATCGACGCCGACGCAGGAGGCCTCGACCGTCCACGGCTGGAAGCCCGGGGCGGCGAGGTCCTCGAAGCCGAGGGTGAGCTCGTCGATGAGGACGCTCCGGATCGCCCACTGGTCCTGGGCGGTCTCGCTGCCCATCTGCCACGTGCGAGGCTTGATCGTCGGCGCCCCGACCTCGAGGTCGTAGGTGTGGACGTAGGGCCCGGCGCCGGACGGGGCGACGTCGCCGGCCCAGTGGCCCTCGAGGAAGTACGGGAGATCGGCGAAGCGAGCCTCGGCCGAGAGGCCGAAGGTGACACCGCGGGCGCCGTAGTGCATCCGGCCGGCCGCGTTCCGGGCGTTGCGGCCACGGTCCTCCTCCGGCCAGCCGGCGGCCCGGTCGAGCTTCGGCCAGGTCGCGACGGCGCCCGGGATGATGACGGTCGCGGCGACCGCGGATCCCGGCGCGTCATAGGTGCCGGACTGCTCTCCGGTCTGGATCTTGTTGAAGACGCGCTGCGCCATCGCTCAGGCCTCCTTCGCAGACGGCGCGTCCGGCGTCTCGTCGGTCGGGGTCGTTGGCTCGGGCGCCGGCGAGTCGCCGTCGGGGGCGGCCTTCGCCTCCTTGGGCTTCTTCTCGGCCTTCGGCTTGGGGGCGGCCTCGAAGTGGCCGCGGTCGATGAGCTCGTCGTAGATCTCGGTGGCGAGCTGCTGGTCGACCTTCCGGGGATCCGGTCGCTCGATGAGGCCGGCGCCGGGATCCTCGCGATCGATCGGCTGGCCGACGTCGCCCGACACCGCGGTGAGGGCCCGCTTGTGGGCGATGCGACACAGGTCGTTCTCGGTAAGGTCACGAGCCGGCACGCCGTCGATCGGGCGGCCGTCGCCGACGTAGACGAGGACGACCTGGTCGGACGTGTAATCGAAGCGCATCGCTCAGTCCTCTCTCATGCGGGGGTGATCGGGGTGTCGTAGTCGGCCACGACCTGGAGCTCGAAGGGCGCGACGAGGAACCAGCGGTTGGATCCGGCAGGCCACTCGGCGCCGTCGATTGCGGCGACGCTGGCGATCGACAGCGACTGCAGGCTGGCATCGACGGAGTAGGCCTTGCCTCGGGCCTGGACGGCCACGACGAGCGCGCCAATGTCACCGATCAGGCCGTCGTAGGCCTCGACGATCCCGCCGCCCCCGTCGCGAACTCGCCAGACCGCCCCCTGCATCGTCCAGGTGAGCCGTGTCTGGGGCCCGGGCGTCACCTCGATCGGCCCGGAGCCGAGGACGATGGACGGCGAATCGACGAGCTCGTCGGTCGCTGGTCGGAGGTTGGCGTGGGCCGCCGTGCCACTCGCCGGCGGCGTGACGCCATGGACGAGCTTCATCCCCGAGACGTCGGCGAGGACCCGCTGGACCGCCCGGAACGTGGTCAGGGTGTCGACGGCCATCTACTTGAGCCCCTTGAAGAGCTCGTCGCCCATGGCCTTCGTCGCCTCGCGGTCGCCCTTCTCGAAGGCGGGCGCGATGACCGGCCTTGCCGCCATGCCGGGGTGCTGGACTGGCGCATGGGCGAAGAACGGCCGAGATCCGCTACCGACGGCGTGGCCGACGCGATCCACGGTCGTATTCGCAAGGATCTGGCCGGCCGATCCGATCGTGTGGCCCCTGGCCCCATGTTCGAAGATCGTCGACAGGGGTGACTGCGGGCTGACCGACACGCCGAGCGGGTTGCGGTGCGGCCGCGTCCGCGTCTTCGCGAACGAGCGCGGGATGTCTGACCGCGAACGAGCCTCACCGCGGATCTTCTCCCGGAAGACCTTGGCACCGCGGCGGAGCGACCGGCGCATCCGGTTGTTGAGCTCACGGCCCTGAACCTGATCGAGCATCCGCTTGCACTCGGGCAAGCCGCGGACGTCGACGACGACGGTGGCCATCAGATCGAGCACTGGAAGCGCCGGGATTCGGCGAGCTTGAGGCGCCACACCGTGTCCGGCAGACGGGTCGGGCCCATGGGCGTGCCGAGCTCGCTCTGGCCGACCGTGCCGCCGGGGAAGCTCATGTCGGCCGCGATCTGCTGGCGGGCGAGATCGATGTTCGCCCCGATATGGCGCTGGCTGGGTCGGGCCCAGCCGAAGGCGCCCGTCGCCCGCACGCGGTGCTCGCCGAGCGGGAACGTCGTGTAGTCGGCGGCGTCCGAGAGTCGGATGTGGAAGTACGGCTCGCCGGGGCGGGCCGTCAGCTGGCCGGGGCGAGCCGCCTCGAGCCACCAGTCGGCCGTGTCGATCGTCGTCCAGGCGCCAGCGGTCTCGGTCCGGACCTCGAGGGAGGTCAGGCTGACGATGCCCTCGTGGACGTGGAGAAGACGCTGACCGTTGCCATGGAAGAGCCTGGCCTCGGTCCCCGCCTGGGGATGGCGGAACGCGTCGAAGCCCGTCTCGAGATCGAGCCGCTCGCGGGCCTCGACGAGGGCCCGTTCGATCGCCGCCAGGCGACGGCTGTCGGCCGGGATCGCGCCGGCCTCGAGGAGGAAGTCGTCGATCGACGCGTAGGACCCTGAGTTCTGGGCGGCCTTCGCGGCCTCGAGGCCCTGGAAGGCCTCTGACCAGTCGCCCGTCTCGGTGGCGCCGACGTCCTCGAGGCGCCAGCGATACCAGGTCGTGGCGTCGCCCGCGGCATCCCAGTGCTCGTAGCGGTAGGTCGCCGCGACGACGGCCTCGGTCGGGGTCGCGGCGAGGTCGGCGAAGGTGCCCGTCTCGGTCGCCGAGCTCTGGATGCGCAGGAGCGCGCCCGAACCGTAGCCGGTCAGGGCGTCGTCCGGGGCTTTGAGCGAGATGGCGACCTTGACGGCCATCTGGGTCAGCCGGCGGCGTAGACGATGATGATCCGGCCGGTCGCCGAGTTGACCGCGTTGCCGGCCAGCTTGAGCGTCAGGGCCTCGTAGAGGCCGACCGGCGGGTGGATCGTGGAGCCGGAGTAGACGATGGGGACGGTCTCGGTGTTCGCGGTATCGCGGTTGGCGCCGAGGGCCTGGAGCCGGTCGCTGCCCTCCTCGTCGATGAGGGTGACGTCGTAGTTGTCCGTTGGAGCGACGGCGCCGGGGTTGGTCGTGAGCTCGAGGATCCGGCCCTCGAAGTTCGGCAGCACCGTGTCCGGAACCGTCGCGGCCGCCGCGTCGGCGACCCAGTCCGCGACGATGCGTCGGATGACGCCGAACTTCGAATGGGTGACGGTGACGGTGCCGGCCATGGTTCAGCGCCCGACCTGGATCGCCCGCACCCAGTCGATCTGCATCGTCTTGACGGCGGCCGCGCCGGCGAGGAACTCGATCGAGGGAGTGAGGGCCTCGTCGTTCGGGATGTTGGCGCCCGATAGGCTGGCCACGCTGACGCCGTTGACGAAGAACTCGACAGTCGCGCCGTCGTAGTACAGCTCGAGGGTGACGTCGGTCGCGGCCACCATCGTGTGGACGCCGGTCGTCGTGCTCTCGGTCGAATCCTTCTCGATGACCGCGGCGAGCGCCGTCGAGCCGTCGACCTTCCGGAAGTACACGCCATCGGTCATGCCGCCCAGGAGCGCTGTGTCGGTGATGCACAGGCCGACAAGGAAGTCGGACTGGGTCGCGTCGCTGATCTGAAGGCGGCAGCCGAAGTAGACCAGGCGCTGGTCGGTGGTGAGCTCGAAGGCCTCGCCGGCGAGTTGCAGGCTGATGCCATCGTCCTCGTTGGCGTCGGCCGTCAGCAGGATGGCGCCGCCGATGGCGTCGGGCTTCGTGATCGTCGATTCGCCGCCGCCGGCCTCGACGAGGGTGACGGTCCAGCCGACCGGCGCGTCGGCCGCCGCCAGGCCGGAGTGGACGAAGTCGTCGGCGAACTTGAAGACGTCGGCGCCGATCGCGTCGATGATCCGCTTGCGGTGGGTATCCCAGTAAACGAGGTTGCCGCCTTCGTAGCGGGTGTGGAGATCGCCCATGGTTCAGTCGCTCCCATCAGGTGGAGCGCCCGCCGGCGTGGAGGTCGCCGGCGGGCGACTGGGATTCAGGAGGGGGGCCTAGTCGATCGCGCTCGACTTCTGGGCCGCCGGGTCACGCGCCTCGCCGAGGATCGCGACGCAGCCCAGGACGGGCGAATCGGTGTCCTCGACGAATGTCGCCCGGACGTAGCGGTAGCCGGTTGCGGCCAGCTGCTGCTGAGTGACCTCGAAGGCCGCGATCCGCGAGCTGCCGGCGGTCGGGATGAAGCCCGCGGCCGCGCGGACCGTGATCGCACCCTCGTCGCCGGCGTGGTCCTCGCGGCTGTAGTACGCCACGGCCGTCGTGTTCGACGGGGTTGTGTCGTCGCAGGCCTCGATCGTGACCGTCGAATCGCCGGTCGCGCCCACGCCGCCGTAGAAGAGGAAGACGACCCGCTCGAACGCCGCCATGTCGACGACGTCGGTGCTGACCGTGCCCGTGAAGGCATCGGCGACGGGGTCGATCCCCTTGATGAACTGCAGCCGCTCCATGAGCAGGGAACCCATCAGGAAACTCCTTTCTCAGCTCGCGGCTGGCTCAGCGGGCCTGGAGGACGATGAAGGGGCTGATCGTGTCCGTGCCCTTGTAGGGTGTGATGGACGACGTCCAGCGCGGCCGACCGTTGTTCCGGAGGGTCCAGCGGAAGACCTCCTGGTCGGTCAGGAACTCGACGTGCATCGAGCTGGCGGTCTTGACGCCGCCCTTATCGATCACGCCGTACTCGTTCCAGTCGGCGAAGACGATGTCGCCGACGTCGCCCGGCGCCGAGCACTGCTCGAGCGGGATGATCGGGCGGCCGAGGAGGGTTCCGAAGGGCGCCTGGCTGAGGCCATTGGCCGGCACGTAGAGCGCGACGCCGCCGGTCCCGATGACGTGGGCGAGGCGGAAGATCTGGGGCCAGATGGCCTGGTTGATGAACCACTCGGCGGAGGCCAGCGAGCGGGGGCTCATCCGAGCGAACATGTTCTCGACGTTCTCGGCGAGGACGGTGTCGGCCGCCTGGCCGCCTTCCTTCGCGACCGACACAAGGGCCGGCGCGTTCAGGATGCCGAGCATCTGGCCGACGCCCGAGCCCCGGACCATCTCGTCGTCGACGGTGAACGCGAACTCCTCGATGAAGGCGTCGGTCGCGACGGCCGTCAGCGCGGTCGTGTCCTGGAGGATCTCGTCGGTCGCGTAGAAGAGCCCGATGAGCTTCTCGAGCTCCATCTCCCAGCGCTTGAACTTCGGCTTGCTCTTCGTCGCGGCGTCGCCTTCGGCGGCGCGGTAGACGCGAACGCCGCCCCAGCGGCTCCCGGTCGCCCGGCTGGTCTCATCGACGACGTTGATCTTGATCCCGTTGGAATTGGGACCGACCGGGATCCGCTTCGCGCGGCGGGCGAGGATGCCCGTCTCATATACGCGGTTGCGGAGGTCGTTGACGATGTCGGTCTGGACGAGGAAGCCGCCCTCAGACCCGACGGTCTCGTTCGCGCCCTGGGTCGCGGCGAGGGTGGCGTTCCACTCCTGGATCGACAGGAGCCGGTCGTCGGCCTTGCCGCCGCGCTTCGCGGCGATCGTGGAGGTCCGGACGGCACTGAGGAAGTCGCCGAAGGTCTCGAAGGGCGTCGGCGGCTCCGGCATCGCGGCCAGGCGATCGAACGTCGCCTCGGCCGTGGCCTGATCCTCGATGGACGGCTCGGTCCGGGCCCGCTCGCGACGGCGCGTCTCGGCCGCGATCTCGGCCTTGAGCCCGGGCTTGCCGTCGCCGCCCTCGAAGCGGTCGTCGATCGCGAGCAGGCGGCCCGCCTGCTCGCCGGTTCGCTTCCCGCCGGCGGCCTCGATGGCCCGGATGATGCCGGCCTCCTCGGCGAGGAGCTCGTCGCGCTCGGCCTCGAGGGCCGCGGCGGCGTTGTAGTGGGCGATGCCAACGCTGGTGGGGACGATCGAGCCGCCGCCGAAGATGTTCCCGGGCCGATAGACCGCGAACGGCGAAGGGACCTGGCCTTCATACCGCTCGAGTGCGGAGTGCCGCATCAGCTCGTCTCCTGCTTCCTGGGCCCGGAGACGCGCAATGCGCGCAACCGGCGCCCTGATCTGGGGTTGGATCAAGGACGACAGCCGCGCGCACCGATGGGTGTCGCTGGTCTGTGTCACCCGCCGAGCGCCGATGCTCATCAGAGTCGACTTGTTCGACGGGCCCTTCTTCGATCTGGTTGGCGGTGTCGGACTTGAACCGACGACCTTCGGGTTATGGGCCCGACGAGCTGCCACTGCTCCAACCGCCGCGACGAACGATAGGGACGCCCCGGCGGCTGCGTCTACCGCAACGAATGACTAGGCGCCGGGCGCTGCGACGGCCGCCGCCGCGCGGATCCGGGCGACGAGGTCGACCTTCTTACCCGTCACGTCGAGCCCGGCCTCGGAGGCCTTCTTGCGGAGCTGGGCGATCGGCAGCTCGTCGAGGCCGTCGCCGGCATCCTCGCCGGCACCAGCGGCCGCGGCCTCTTCCTCGAGGCGAGCGATGACCTCGGACGGCCGGCGGACGAGCCCGCGACCGAGGCAGTCGGGGCAGCGCTCGCCGTTGCGCATCCCGCCCGAGCAGGTGCATGAGACGTAGAGGTGTTCGGCCGGGATCATGGTCTGGTCCTCCTACCTGGTGTGGTGGCGGTGCTTCGCCTGGGCGAGCTCGAGGGCGACCGCGTCGTCCGTGGGCGCCGGGATCTCGTCGACGTCGGGCGGCGTGCCGGCCTCCCCGGACGCGTCAGCGCCCGGATCGTCGGCCGGCTCTGCATCGCCACCCTCAGTGGGCTCGATGGACGGGAGGGACTCGCCCTCGCCGTCGCTCTCGAGCGTGAACATGCCATCGGCGTCCGCCTCGGTCCCGTCGGCGTGGACGAGCGTCGCCGTCAGGATCGGCTCGACCTGGTAGAGCTGGCCACCGATCGACGTCGTTCCGCGCGAAACCGGTCCGCGGCCGGACGCCAGCCGCCGGACCGTGGCGTCGAACGTCTCGACCCGGTCGACGAGGCCGACGGCCTTCGCCCGGGCCGCGATCATCCCGCCACCCTGGCCGAAGTCCGCCTTGACCGTGGCCACCGATACGTTGCGGCCCTTCGCCATGGCCGAGTGGAACTGGGCGCTGAGGTCGCCGACCTGCTGGGTGAGATCGGCGAGCGCCTTCTCGCTGATCGGCTCGAACTCGTTGGCCCCGTACTTGCCGGCCGGGTCACGGATGATCGTCGTCTTGACGCCGGCCATCTCGTCGGCCTTGCTGAACTCGGTGTGCCACGTGACCGTGCCGATCCAGCCGACGAATGACGACGGCGACGCGACGATCTCGTCCGCCTGGGCGCCGAGGTAAAGCGCCGCGCTGGCCATGCCGTAGTTGGCGATCGACACCATCGGCTTCCGGCCCCGGGCGTCGCGGATCTCGGTCGCGAGCTCCTCGATGCCGTCAGCGACGCCGCCCGGCGAGTCGATATCGAACAGGATCGAGCCGATCGACTCGTCCTCGAGGGCCTGGCGGAACGAGGCCCGGATGTCGGTGAGCGTCGTGCCGCCCGACATCTCGGTCATCAGGTTCGCCCGCGGCATGATGAGCCCGTAGATCGGGATCACCCCGACCGAGCCCATGGTCCGGGCGCCGCGACGAGGGCCGGCGGCCGCGGTCGCGGCATCGAGGCGCATCCGGATCTCGGCGGGCTCGAGTCGGCCACCTTCGGCCCGGAGGCGGACGAGCGCCGCCATCGTCTCGAGGGTCTCGGGGCGGACCATCCAGGGCCGGCCGAAGACCGCCTGGACGACGTGCTCATACTTCATCGATCGATCCCTCTCATGCGGCGGCCAGGGCCGGCTGGTTCATGGCGAGATTGGTGAGCTCGGCGACGCGATCGACGAGCCAGGCATCCATGACTCCCGGGCCGTCGGAGAGGATCTCGGCGCGCTGGGCCCGGGCATAGCGGCGCGCCTCGTGCTCCGGAACGTGGAGCGCCGTGGCGACATGGGCCTCGTGCTCCGCGTAGAAGGCGTCGACGCCGGCTCGGAACGCGGCCGCGTCGGCGCCGGCCCGGTCGGCCAGCTTCGACACCGCGGCGACTTCGCGGCGGACGACCCGCGACGCGGCGTCGGATGCGAGGAGCTGCAGCTGCCCACGGACCTGGGCGTCGACCCGCCGCGGGGCGAAGCTGATGACCTGGCCAGTGCCATCCTCTCCGGTCGTCATGTTGAGCGGGGTGAGGAGCTCATCGTGGCCCTCCATCGCGTTGAGGTTCTCGAGCTCGCGGACCTCGTTCTGGGTCATCCAGCCCCACTGGATCGCCAGGGCGTAGGCCTTCGAGCGGGCCTCCGGGTCGCCCCGCATCAGGGCGTCGAGGACGTGCTCGGCGAAGAACGTCGCGCGCTCGCGCGTGGCGATGAGGTCCCGGAAGACGACCTGCTCCCAGCGCTTCGCCCAGCCGAGCAGCGTGTCGACGACGTAGTCGATCGACTGGCGGTTGATGTTGTTGTTCGTCGAGCGCTCGAGCTCCATGAGCTTGTGGGGCGGGATCCGGACGAGGCGCGCGGCCTCGGCGACGCCCCAGCGCATCTGCTCCATGAGCTCGGCTTCCTGGGCGCTCATCGAGGCGTTCTGCCAGGTCATCCCGTCCTCGAGGAGGAGCGGCCGCCCCTCGCGGGGGCCGCCGGCGGCGTACTCGGTCAGGGCCTCCCGGAAGGCGGTACGGGTCGGGTCGTCCCACACGGCGCCGAGCGGTCGCTGGATCACCCCCTGGTGGCGGGCGCCGCGGCTGAACATGAAGCCGGCGTGGCCCTGGATCGCGAGCTGGCGGCCGATCGTCTCGCGGCCGACGTCGACGATGCCCTTGCCGAGCCGGCCTCGGAGGATGACGAGCTCGTCGCCGAGGAGCGTCCGGACCTGGCCGTTCTTGAGGGGATCCCGGTAGTCGTAGCGAAGGACGCCGGCGCGCGACGTGTTCCTGGTGAGCAGGTCGGGGTGGAGCGGGATGAGGGCCATGGACGGGCGGTCCTGGTCGCGGATTTCGGCGACGCCGGCGCCCCGGAGGATCGAGAACGCCGTCATCATCTCGCGGAACTCGAGGGCCGTCTGGCTCGCGTT